GTTATGATAGTATAACACATCCTTGTTAGTATTCCTATACACCGACATATAACCACCGTTGAACGGGATGTACAACCTGGAATAGAAGTCGTACAAAGAAGTAAAAGCATCTATGCTTTCATCAAATACTATTGTCTTACCTGCTGTGTACCCTGTATTTAAGAAACTAAATATAGCTTGATTGTATTTTAAATCATATACACAACGTACTACTGTGTAGGTTGGGTAGTTAGTATTAAACCAAGACTGCATCATTTTTGATTTAGATACATTCTCTATACCTGAAGTTATTCTGTATAAAGAGTTGTCTTTTGGATAAAACCAATACACACCTGAAGGTGTTTTAAGTACACTGAACTTACTGTCTGTACCTGTACTGTCTGAAATATAATCATACCTGTCTAAGATACCACCGGTACCTAGTACTATAGCTGCTGAGTTATCATCCTGCACTATAGACCTCTCATTAACTGATAGAGAACCTACAGCATTTTCTTGCCAGAATAATAACTTATTATTAACCGTAGATAATGCATTGACAGGGCCGTACGAAGTGTCTACTTCTATGTAGTCGTTTACACCAAATATGGTAAATGAATCTCTAGTTTCACTGTTAAACTTCTTGTTAGATGCTTTTACCTTACAGTCGTATATAGTACCTGTACTAACATCCATAGATTCTGCTATACCATACTTGATATCTAATTCTTGTGAATACACACTATTGTATAAGTATAGATCTTTATCCTGATCATAGTGTAGTGTAGTCTCCCCTCCAAAACTTACGGTATCTACCAGAGTCTGTGTGCCCGCTGTTTCCTGCCGAAACCCTGCATATAGAATACCCTTGGTTTTATGCTGACTGTTTATATCAGACCTTAAATCGCAGTTTATAGAGCTTTCAACTGGTATGTATACAGATTCTGAAAGCGAACCGTCGAACCTGTTTTGTGTCAAATCATATAGTAAAGTCGAAACATCAAAGAAAGTAATAAAGGTATCACCGTAGGGTAAATCAATCCAAGCGTTAGTTTGAGAATCTACTACGACGTCTGAACAGGGTATACAAACGTTTGACGTTCTACTCTCATAAGTATTACCCCCGTACTGTGAACCATAAACATTAGACTTATAATTGACTAGAGCATAAGGGGTATCCTCTGCAGACCAGTCTACATTATCATACGAAACTAAGAGCCCTGTACTACCTTTAGCGTTAGTATCAACGCCATTGTAGTTTACATATACCTTACCATCTATTGTGGTCTCTCCGGTTCCTGCTGAAGAAGACGGAGCAACTAAGGTTGCTTCGTTAATGTCGCTTCTGGTATAAGCACTGTAACCTAAACATTCATTTTGTACTAACTTGTGAATAGTTATATTTGAAAAGTTGTCAGTACGGTTTGTTACACTATAGTCTGTGAAAGAAGTAACATGCTCCAAATAATCGTTTGCTTGCTGTGAAATATTCTTGGTAATGTTTATTTCAGGCGACACTATCTTTATAATTTCTCCACTAATTAAAATATTATTACCAACAGTGTTCGGGTAGTAATAGGCACCTGTAGTAGCGCTGGGTACTGCCAGTCCCTGTGTTACTATAGATCTATCTGATCGTTCTCTCTTAACTCTGTGTACTTGAGCCCAGGTTGCGTTTGCAGGGAAGTCCTTGAATAACACTCTCGGGTATAGTCTTTGAGAAGTCACCGCTGTGTTTAAAAAAGTTGCATCAGCTAGCTTCGAAGGACTAACTGTATTTGTATCAGTATTAATAAAGTCACTATCGTGTAGACTAGGCATCCTTAAATCGCATATCCATTTGGGGTCAGATGTCTGCCCCCTGTTGTTACCAAATACTACATACAGTCTGTATACTTCATCTCGTTGCCAACTTAACTTACCACCAAGCCAAGGACTAGCATAGTTAGTATAAGATAAGTTATCTCCTGCTCCTGGCGAAGTTGTATAAAAAGTTTCCTCGTCGTTAGATTTATCCAAATAAAAACCTTCTGTCTCAAAATCTATTTTTATATGAGGGCCTTCTGCACCTACAGTAATTCCGTCTGCCTGGTATTTAAACTCATAATTTACTTGCCCATCGTTATTATAGGCGTCATTGAATCTATTAATACCGTCGTGCGTCAACGTATAATCATCTTCCCAATCTAAAAAATCACTGTCCAATACAATGTTATCACCTTCCGCATCAAATAAATAAGCCTTCCCATCAATAGACACGCTCCTAAACCGTACAGCCCTTGCATCCCATTCATCACAGACGAATTTAGACTCTTCAGTATTAGCAACAAACAATCTATTATCTTTTATAGCCAAGTCACCACATTTAAACAATTCAGTTGAAGCAATGTTAAACTCGTCTATAGTTAACTCGCTTATTGTATTGCCTACATCCGTAACTGTTACAACACCTCCTAAGGGAGATATCTCTATTTCATTACATATTGTTATTGAAGGTACACCGCCTGCTGTACTATAATGTATACGTATTAATCTAAGTCTGTCGTAACCTAGGTTGTTAGTGTTATTTACTGTCATTACAAAACCCTTACCTGAAGGCACTGACACCTCTTCGCCTTTATAAGACAAAGTGTTTGTTGATTTATCACTGTCTAATGTAACATGTATAACGTCACTTAATGGTGAGAAGGTTGTAGTAGCACCGTTTATCCGATACAGTTGATATGAGTATGCTACCATACCGGTAGCCACATTCCCACCAACTATATCCTTTAGTGCAGGTCTAACCGGTTCGAACCCCGGTAAAAACTCAAATTTATCAGGTGACATGTATGTATTACTCCCAAGAGAGTATACGTTACCATCGGTAGTTAAGTTACTAGCAATGTTGCAATACCTCACATTATTATAACCATCGGTCCAATACACCTTCTGTATTGTAGGAGATTCATACACAGCGACTGCTTTTATTGGATATGCTGTGTTAAAATTCAAAGAGCCTGTACCACCATTTAAATCATCGTCGTATAAGGTCGTGACCGACCCGATAGCTTCTGTAGCTGTATTAACCACAAATTTTACTATACGACTATATGTATTATTTGTAAGAAAGGCTACAACGGTATCTCTAACGTTAACGGCTCCAATAATGGTATACCCCGTAGGGGTAATGCTGTTAACGAGAGTATGCATAGCATAGTTGCCCTCAATATTCTCTAAGGCTCCAGAGGACTCCCCCGTACGGGTATTCAATCTAAAGTTTGTAGCCTCTAGATAGTTCTGTTTAGATACATAAGACTTGTCTAAGTCCTGTACCATGCCTTTAGAAAACGTATTTACTGCTGCAATAGTAGCCATTACTTATTCTTGTTATATATAGTCTGACGATCTCCAAGTGTTGCAAACCCTGTGTAGTGCTCATCCAATTCTGGTACAAGTCTCAACCACTGATTCTTAATGCTCTCAAGTTGATCTACGTTAGGCATCATTGCGTTGCCGTATGCTTTCTTACAGTTAAAGTTCCATGAGCGTCTAGCATCATAGTACACCTCGTCCCTGACCCTACCCGCTTTCCATTCTGGGTACATAAGCTTCATTGTTATATACCAGTATATAGCTTCCATGAAGTCAACGTCCTCTGGAATCAATGGATACCCGTTTGTATCAGTGGGTATAGCCTGATATGCCATCATTATATAACCATTACGAACATTAGTCTTGATGTAGTTCGAAGTGATTATATATTTATATGTTTCCGGGGTGCTTGTAATGTTATCTACACTGCTTATGCCTGCACTAGGATACAAATTATTTAAAAGTACAGTTAGGTTATCCCTAGTAATTGAATCGGTATTTACTTTGGTTAGGGCATCTGCATAACTTAATCCGTATAGAGTCATTGCCAATGTAACTATGTTACTCTCAGGATACGAGTCCGCAGTAGAGGATACCTCGTTAGTTTCCTTACCGTATTCGAAGCTGCCTGTGCCGTATGTCATTGGGTAATAAGGACCATTTACATTTGAAGCAAAACTAACCTGTATTACTGAATGAAAGTCACAAGGTAATTTAGCTTGATAGTCTACAATCTCGATGTAGGGTACGTTGTCTTTACCAGTAACTTTATTTATAAAGGATGGAAAAGCACCTATCTTAAGCAGAGCCTCCGCAGCCCATTCAATCATGTCTGCTATTCTATGGTCCCCCTCCTTTAAATCTAGGTCTGTAAATACCTTAGAAATAACACTATTGACGCTTGTTAATTTATAAATCATTTTATTTTATTTTATTATGCTAATTCATATGAGATATAGGGTCCGCTTTGTAAATCCATATCATGCCATTGTATCCTGATACTACCATCGCCTCCTTTACCTCCTACATGTACGTTTCCATTTCCAGCACCTCCACCGCCTCCTCCTGGTATTCCCCCTGGGTTACCATTAGTACCGGCTGCTCCTCCAATGCCACCAGTACCGGCTCCGTTCTTACCAGTA